TTATTCTTTTGTGTCTGTATTTGTGTCTGTATCGGTTGTATTCTCAACTGTATTTTTCAATCTGTGAACAACATTGACGAGAAATTTCGGAATTGGTGTGCCTAACTCCGAGAGATTTTCGAGGATTGAAATTAATTCGTTGATGATGAGCCAAATCGTTACAATTAAACCGCAACAATATGTGACACCTATATCTACATTTGCCGCTGCTAAGCCTGTGCAGATTAAATAATCGACAACACCCGCAACAACCACAAGAGCGAGATAGCTTGCTTTTTTCAAAATTCCGATTAAACCTGTTTTACTTTTTAATTCACCGTTTCTGTACGCCGATGTCAGTCCTGTAATATAATCAATAAGCATTACAGCGATGAGCACGAGAATTGGGATAAGTAAGATATTAAAATATGATATCAGAGCACCGATAGCTACTGAAACAGTAGCCTGAATAATATTGCCTTTCATAGTTTAGTTATACCTCCAAATCAAGTTAAAGTAAGCTCAATACGGTCAATAGCCTTGCCCTTTGTTCCTGCGTAGCCGTCCTGCTTACTGTCTTTTTCGTCATCGTGCTGCCAATCGTAATAGTCTTCATTAACTGCAGAAACTCTGTATGTAGCCTTATAGTAGCTGCCGTGTGCGGATTTAACATCAGTAGGAGTTGTATAATAAATCTGTACAGCATCAATATCCATTCCGAGAATACCGGCATAGCCGTTTACATCATCATTAAGATTAAAACCTGTAACCCAGCTAAGCCAGTGACCGCCTTTAATATGCACTCTGTACTTAATCTTACCTTTTGTTACTTTGATTGCAAGACCGCTGATTGCCTCGCCGGCAATGCCTGCGAAGTCTGATAAACCTTTTACAGTTGGTAACCACTTACCGCCTGCAAATACGCAATATTCAATCGTAGGTTTATCATCTTTTTCAACTTTTGATTCCTCTTTGTTTTCAGAGTTACTCTCAAGTTTATTTAAAAATTGTTCCTTCCACAGCTTGTCCTTTGCTGATGAACCGCACCAAAAACCCGGGCAGATTTTACCGTTAGCATCATAATGGCGAATTACTTTGTCTTTTTTGATGTTATACTTTTTCATAAGTCGCTGAGCAAGTAAGATTACATTTTCAAGTGTCTTGCCTGTGCATTCTGTTGTTGAACCTGCAATTTCAATTCCGATTGAACGGCAATTAATATCCCAGTCGCCTGCATGCCAAGCAATATTTTTGTCAGCAACCGAGCGAACAACAGTTGTATCATCAACAAAATAATGTGCAGATGTTTCAACTACATTATTCTTAAAGTAGTTACCATTGTTTTCTGCTGTGTCGCCGTTGTTGCCGGTGTAATGAATAACAAGTGTATCAATTTCAGAAGATTTTCTGTTGCTCTCTGTGAAATTACCTTTATTGCACCATATTTCTTTAAATTTATACGACATATTTATACCTCCCATACTGCCATAACCGCATTATAATATTCTTCCGAAAGCTGTTCTTTTAAGATTGACTTATCCTCATCACAGTTTGTATATGCGTTGCGGACATTCTCACCGACCTGCACATCTTCGCCGCCGAGATTGATAAACTTCTGTCTTAATACGCTTACACTGTCTTTTGTAAGCATATCGAGTGTGATTTTTTCTTTAAGTTCCATAGAATTACCTCCTACTGTCTGATATATGTAATTGTAAAATTGATTTTCTCGTCCTCTGCAAATTTATCCGTTGGCGAGCTGATGTAAAGCCATGAGCCGTCAAGACGGATATTTCTCAGCTTATTTGTAGTTGAGTACACAGCAATACTCGAAAATCGACTTTCGTTTTTTGCAGGGAAAGGCAAGCCTGCCATCTGAATATACGATTTATCCGCAACAAGTTTTGTAATATTTACCGACACCGTAACCACCTTGCCGTTTTTCACATAGTTAAAACTGCCCTCGTTGCCGTCATAAATCGCCTGTCCGGGTGTAAGACTGCCCGTACCGCTCTCAATATTTGAGCTATCATATTTTGCCGCAAGCGACTTGTCTGTCGCTGTTTTGTTGTCTGTTACGGTTTGACTCAGAGTACTGATTGACTCATCAGCTGAGGACTTATTGTCTGCAATCTGCTTGCTTAGCTGAGCGACTGCATTGTCTACACTGTCCTTATCAGCTTTAAGATTAATCTTCATTGTCACTGTTTCGTCAATGTCTGTTATTTCATCTTCAAGCTCCGTTTTATCTGCCTTTGCAGATAAGGCTGTGTTAATCGCAATTATTCTCTCACTTAGCGTGTTGATGTTGCCACCCGCAATCGCTATGTCTATGCTGTTGTTGTAGATACCGTCGTCCATACGATTTAAGTTTGTTGCGTTCAGCGCCGGAACAGCTCCGTCAACCCAATTAATTTTGCTGTAACTCATTTATCTCATCCTTTCCTAAATATTCTGTACCTTCTGCCGTCAGCCTTACTCTCATGCCGTTAGTGCCTTTCAGCGTTCGTTCAAGTATAAAACTGTCGACCGTTTCCGTGTCCGTAAAGCCTGTTTTTATGCTCACCTTGTCGCCGCATTCGAGCCACCACCTGCCGTAAACATCAGCTTTAAAAGGCCTGTAAGCATACAAATTGTAAAAGATGTAGTTGTTACCTTTATTATCGTTAAAACTTGTAACAATACCTGCAATGTCGGTACAGCAAGCAGTAATTATGTTGTCCGATATATACCAACTTTGTTTTTCTTATTCTGTATGACCGTACGAAAAATAGCTGTCCTTGTTGTACTTAAACTTAATAAGATTAATACTGCGTGTTGTGTATTCCTCAAAGTCGAGGTTGCTGTAGTTGTCAACGACCTCGGTTTTAGGATTTAAAATTTGAATAAACTTTATCTTGCCCTCTCCGCTCATAATTGCAAAACAAGCATTAAGTTCGCAGTACGCACTCAACAAGTCCGCTAGCGTGGTTTTGTCATTGAAAACCGATTTTACAAGATCCAATTTCAGTGACAGCTTATTGCTGTCATTAAAGCCTGTAAATTCGTTTTCGTAATCATAATCCTTTAAAAAGCTGCTGCAGAGATATACTCTCAAGTCATATAAACTTATTTTTGGCGAATATATCGAAAGACTTGTAAAGTAGTTGTAAGCGTATTTTTGAGAAGCGAGGTATAAATCGTCATATGCGATAATTTCCTTTACCGCCCTGTTTTTCTGTCTTGATGAGCTGTTGACAGTACCGCAGAATAGCGGCACCTCAATAACTCCCGACTGATAACCGCAATATAAATCTGCACTCGGCAATACTGTATCTGAGGGAAATAAAAGCCCCTTGCTGTATGATTGCTTCATTATAACTTTTATGCGTTTGCCGTTGAGCTCTGTGTCAACATTTATCACTCTTACAGTAAGCTGACCAGCAATACAGCCGCCGAGTTTAAACTCCTTGCCGTCACTGATTGCCTGCGTAAGTTCAAGACTTTCAGATACAATATTCGCGCCAGTGATGTCTTGAATATCGTCGTCAGGAAAGCTGATAATTATTTCCCTTTGCAAGCTGTCATTGAGCAGTTGCTTTTTGACCTCATCTGTTAAATTTATCATACCGTACCCCCTTAATACTCAATAAGCTCAATGCTTATCGGGTTGTAGAGAATATCGGTCTTGCTTGCGTCCATAACCGAAAATCTGGAATATAGAAATATCCGCTGTCATATGAGTTGGTTTCATCGTTCCAATATGTAACATAGCATTTGCGTTGTACTGTGTTCACGATTGCAGAATTAATAATATTCTGCATATTGATTTTCTCGTTCAAGTGCAGAATGTGGGTAGAAAAAGTAATGCTTGTCTTACCTGTCGGCAGTGTTGAACGCTGTAAACCGCCGTTATCGTCACGCTCGGCATCGTTGTCCATACGCTGATCAGGTGTTGACGAATATTCAGCGAAATAGTTATTAGGAAATTCGGTATTTCCGAATTTTAGTAAATAACCTTTATAATTTGACATACTGCACCTCCTTTACGCAAATGCCGATTTGCCGTTATGGCGGTTTTTATAAAGCTCGTTTTGCTTTACGATTTCGTTAAAAATATCATTGCCGTTAATTTCAGCGACAAACTGATAGTAGTTACCGCCGTTGTTTCTGAATATTACGAACATCTCATACAGCTTTTTAAGATACGACAGAATTTCGCCGAGAATCACTGTATCCTGACCGCCCGAATTGTCGAGCATACCCTGTAGCTTGCTAAGCGGCGCAATAACTTCCGGATTGCCCGAATTAGCGCCTGCGTTATCTCCGACTACCGCAAGTGTCGGTGCTTTGACAAGTCCGCCTGTTGCAAGTCGTGGAATGAGAGGCGGATTTTCAGGCATTGAAAAACTCCAATCCTGTCCGATGATAGAACCAATAGCCCCTGCAATTCCGCCGATTGCATCGATAACACCCGAAACAAAGTTATAAATGCCTGTCCACAAACTGTTGATACCGTCAATGATAGCATTTACAATAAATTTGAACACAGCACCGATACCATCCCAAATGCCCTTGAAAAAGTCGTGAATACCTTGCCATGCTTTTTTCCAATCGCCTGAGAAAACACCTGTGATAAAGTCAATAAGACCGCCGAATGTTTTAAGAATTGAATTAACCAATCCACCGATGAATGTAAACACATTATCAAACACTCTTTTTACAGCATTGAAAACGTTCTGAATTTTAGGACCCAAAAAGCTGACAAGCCAGTTTACAAGCGGTGACAGGAAATTATTCCACACGGTTGAAACACAGTCTGCGACCTTGCCGAAGAAGTTTATTGCCCCCTCAAAAACAGGTTTCAGCCAATTTTCCCACGCTGACTTTACAATTGCCACGATAAAATCCCAAGCAGGCTTAATCCATTGATTGTATACATTCATCAGTGTTGTGCCGATATTAAGAAACATATCACACACATTCTGAAAAATTTCCTGTCCGTTGCCGTTCCACCATTCGCTGATAATTGTTCCGATATCTCCGAAAATCTGACCGATAAAGTCAAACACATCTGCAAACTGCAATTGTAAATTTTCAAGAAATTCTGTGATTGTTGCACCGTCGTTTTCAGTCCATTCGACGAGGCTTTCGGTTGCGATTGAAAATGCGCCCGAAATAACTTCACCAACCGAACCTGCAAAGGTTGTAAGACCACTTAAAAGATTTGAAATTGACTCTTCCATTTGAGGACGAACATTGTCAATTGCATTGCCTGCAAGCGTACCGAAATTATCAAAAAAAGTTGAGAGATTGTTATAACCGTTTGTAAGATTATTGCCTATGGTGTCAATAAAACCGATAATCTTTTCCCTGTCTTTTGAAATCCACTTTGCGACACCACCCGAAAGGGTCTGAAACGACTTTCCGCCGATTGTCGCAACCGCTCCGAATGCAGAACCGACCGCCTTGAGCTTGGCGGCACTCACCTGCTGAATCTTCTCAAAACTTTTTTTGGCTATCGGCTTAACATTATCAAAAATTATTTTGCAGTTTTTGCCGATTGATGACCAATCAACCTTGTTAATACCCTTTTGAACATTTTGAACAAAGCCTTTAAATCCGCTCTTTTCGTATAGATTTTTAAAAGCACCCGAAACACCGCTGTTTGTGTCTTTAACAACAGTATTTGCGACAGAAGTACCATTGCTTGCCGATGTGCTGCTTGCGGAAGTATCAGAACCGCCGCTATCTGATTTAGTAATAACATTCAGCTTGTCAAAACCTGCAACGCTGTTCTTTGCTTTTTCGGAACTTTTCTGAACATTATCAAGTGACTTTGAACTGTCATCTGCCGTATCCGTAAGGCTTTTGGCAGAATCGGACGCAGATTTGATATTGCTTGCGGTGTTGTTGCCTGTATCCCAGCCGAAGACCTTTGAAAGCGATTCAACCGCACCTTTGGCATATTCCGTTAAAGTTGCAAGTGCGGAACTCAACCGCTTTACAACCTGAGTTGCAACCTGGAGAATAGGCTGACCGACTACGGCAAGCAACTGATTCCAACTCTCTTTTAAGTTGCCTGTTACATTCTCCCAACCGTCTGCTTCACGGCTTGCCTGTCCCATAGCACCCGAAAGCTGATTAGCGTCCTTGACCATTTGCAAAAGCGTGAGCTGTTTCTGCGATTCCGACAAATCCGTAAATGACTTGCCATACAGCTTATTAGCCGCCGCGTTTCGTGTTGTTTCTGTACAAGACAAGCCAAGTGCGGCATCATTTTCAAAGTTTCCTTTTAAGAATGATTTCAGACTTTCGGCGGTATCTTCAAGCGAACGGTCATAATATGCCGCACTGTCGGCTGTTACCTGTAAAGCCTCTTGCATCATATTAAGAGCGTCTGCACTGTCCATACCCGTAGTTTTTGCAAAGGCATAAATGCTTGTTCCGACACCCTGCAAGCGTGTTTTCAAAATACCACTGTTTTTAGATACCGTAGCAATAGCACTTTCAGCTTGTGACTGCATTGAGCCAAATGTTTGTTCAAACTGCGAATTTGCGGCATTAACCTCTGCCGCCGATTCAATGCACTGCTGACCGAAATTCTTAACAGCGGCAACCGAAAAAGCAGCCACAACCGCTGTACCGAGTTTTTTTAACTTAGCAGACATCTTATTGCTTACGCTGTTTGCCTGCTCCTGCACTGCATTAAGCGATTTAGAAAAGCCTTGCCTGTTCAGTACAAGATTTAAGCCGATTTCGCCAACTGTAGCACTCATTTCTCACACTCCTTTCGATATAAAATAAAGGGCGTAACGAAATGTGACACCCTTGTGGTATAAAAACAGCGCACACCCGAAGATGTACGCTGTATAATTTGATAAAATTTTAGCCACCCCGTTTGGAGTGGCTTTTACAATGTTATAATACTTAACATTTATTAAATATTACCAAAAATATACACAAAAGTCAAGAATTTTATAAAAATAAACAAAATTGTATGCAATATTTACATATTTGCAAATATCATTTCAAAGTCATGCAAGGCTGTGTTTATGTCAGCCTGCGTGCGTTTATTTGCTGTGTGTGAACGCCACTTGTTGCGTATTTTATGTTGAGATGATGTAAAGTTCTTCAAAACATTTTCATCGTTCTCAAGGCGAATTTGAGCCGTTCTCGCAAGAGGCGTGTCAGTTCCCAAGCCACACAGCAGGGAGCTGAACTCCGCCCAAGTCATCTTTCTAAAATCTTCGGAGTAAATACTTACCCCGTACTCTGACTTAAAACTCGATACGATTAAATCGAAATCATCTATTAAGTCGTAGCCGGGGTCTGAATTTCCCCCTCGCTGTCATTGTCGGCGATAAGCTCTGTTGCTGCCTTAATAACAGTTGAGAGGTCGGCAAACGAGAGATGAAGTTTTGCAATCTTTTCTCTGTTCTCCTCGTCAAAGAGAAGCTCAAGCGCAGATAAAAGGTCAGAGCTTGACACACCGTTCTCGCTGTCGAAAAGAGCAATAGCCTTGATAAAAGAAATTGCGTCGTTGTTGACCTCAATTTCAGTGCCCTTAATTACGAGCTTAGGTCTTTCATCAAAATTAAGTTTGTTTGTAATATCAATGATTTTTGACATTCTTTATACCTCCTTAGGCTGCAGGTGTGTATTCGGGCTTGCCGTTTGACATAACCTCAAATTCAAGAGGTGCAACACCTGTGCTTGCGCCTGCGCCGTTTGCTGTTACAGAGATAACCGCATTCTTGAAGAGTACGCTTGCACCGTTCGGGAAAGTCCACTTAAACGGAAGCTGTGCGGCTGTGCCGTTCTTAAACGCAAGCTCTGCGATTTCATCGTTGCCTGCGTCACCGATTGTACGCTTGCCCTTTACAGAGATTGTAACGCTCTTGGCTGTCATAAGTCTTGACTTCCAACCCTCGTTCTCAAATGCTGTCCATTCCTCAACGCCGTTATCAAATGCCACCGAGAACTCCTCGCAATTTGCAATTGGAGTAGTGACTGTGTCTGTGCCCGATTTACCGATTGCAAACTGATTTTCGTAGCAAGGATAAACTCCGCTTGTTGCTGCCATAATATCATTTCCTTTCATAGTAAAATTTAACTTCAATGACCTGCTCATATATGCCCTTGTCATCTGTACCCACATCAATAGGCTCAGGGGTGAGCAGCTCGATTATATAAATTGTGTGTTCGTTGATTTTAACATTCTTAATGCTGTATAGTGTTTCAAACAGCTTGCGTGCCGCTTGCTCTGTTTCATTTGCGTTGTTGTTCCAATGCAAGAGTAAAGACACGCTGATTGTGTTGTATGTACTCTCGTCACCAATCGCCCTTACAGGAGCACCCGACTGCTTGAGAGAGTACACACCGAGGGACTTATCTTGTTTGTTATCGAGTTTACCGATGTAGTAATGCTCTGCTTTAAAGACAGTCTTTAAAAAGTCCCTTATGTCAGATAAATAAATCAAAGTCCTGCCTCCTGTTTGTAAAATCGTGCAAATGCCTTTTGACAAAAGTTTTGTCGTGTACCGCCCTTGAGCCAAGGCGCAAGCCACTTGCCGCCGGCGGCAATGTTTTCCTCACGACTGAAATTATATTCGGGATGAAAATACAACCGTCTGGCATACGGTGTACTCGATACGATTTTTGTTTCCCCATTCGCAAGGTTTGAGTAGTCGGCAAATGTGCTTTCGTTCTGCAAATTACCTGTATCAAACGGCATTACTTGCGTGTTTTTAATCTGCGTAAGCAATGCGTCTGTGGTATTGCGCAATGCCGTCTGCTGTGCTTTATCAAGCTGCTTTAATAAAGGCAAATTCAGCTTGATTTTTGATGTTACAGAAAAGCTCACTAAATCACATCCAATTCCGTAAAATTCACTGTGCCGTCAGGGTTGCGGTGCTTAATGCCTTGCACAATGGTTCTTTTTTCGCCGTCAAGCACCACATAGCCGCTGCTTAAATTCGGACAATCGGGTGCAAGGTCACCGCTAAAAAGCAAAACAGCCGACACCTGAACGATTTTCTGTTCTTTGGTATAGACTGTTTTGGCTTTAGACTGCATATTGCACAAGGAATTGCCGCCGTGCAGGACGGCTGACGGATACAGGCTGTCGGAGGGATACAGATTTTTACATTCAAACACGGTCAAGGGCGCTCCGTCCTCGGAAACACCCTCGCCGTATATTGTCACCTCAACAGGAGTTTTACAGAACTGCTTTTTTACAAGTGGCGGAAATTTCAAAACATATCACCTCATATTGCAGGATAACAAAGCCCTGTTGATTTAAGCAGAGAGTAGAGGTCCGCAGGAATTGCCACACCGCTTATGCACATCAAATTCCAACTTGCGCCAAACTCCATACCCACACCGTTGATGTTGTAATTTTTCAGATAGGAAGAAATCATATCGGCATTTTCTTCTTCAAAAGCAGTAAGTCTGCTATGCACTCTGCTGATGATTCTCTTCTGCATTTCCGAAAGTTTTTCAAAATCAATGCGGTTAAAGGTCAGAATGTCGATGTGAGCGGCGGAGATAATGCTTTTTTCATCTCCGCCCTGCTGTTCAATGTAATTCGCAAACATAGATTTATTCCTTTGTGTCTGATTTGATATTCTCTTTAAGCTTTTTGTTTTCGGCTTTGAGCTTTGAATTTTCTTTCTTCAAAGTATTGTAATCATCAACAGAAATTTTCTTGCCTAAGCCGTATTCTTTGATTTCACCATTGTCGTCCTGAATATCATAACCACGAGATACATAAGTCTTAGCTTCCTCATCTGTATTGACTGTATATGACTTATTGTCTTTAATTGCTTTCATTTTTGCTCACCTCGCTTTAAGCCTCTGCGTGAATGATTACGCCCTGCTTCATAAGTTCATCAATGGCAAAAGTACCATTGACTTTTCTGTTCTGATATATATAATTATCAGCTGTTCGGCTGTCAGAACGCGGAGTATAGACATTGATATATGAATACTTAACTCTTGATACCTGTGCTTCCGGGTCAATAAGAATATAGTCAATCTGCTTAGCTGAACTGTCAGCAACACAACCGTTTGTAAAATCAAACAAAGACTTCATTCTTGAGCTTGGCACTTCTACAATCTTATCAATATCATCAACGGAACGAACACGGCGGTCAATGCCCTTTGCGGAACTGATTTCAAGTGTTCTCTGAATACCCTCTGCATTCTTCAAAAGCTTTTTGTACTGTGGTGTCGCATAAAGAATAACCCTGTCGAGCGGTACACCGGCTTCGGCAAAAGCCTCAAGGTTATCGTCAAAATCTGCAAGCACATTCGCCGCAGTTAATGCAGTAGTTTTTACTGTTGCACCAACTCGCTTAGCTTCTGTATAAATCTTGCTGTAAGTATAACAGTCGAGTTCAGGTATAGCCTGTGTTTTTTCAAAGCGTGTCTGAATATTTGCGACAGTTACTACCATATTTGTTTCGTCAACATCGATAGGGTCGATAGCAAACTCAATATCTCTGTCGTGGTCAAGGGTTTTGGTTTCGTAACCGTTTGAATATGTACCCGAATTAAAACCGCCTGCACCTCGTGTATGGTCTTTATAACCGCTGACCGAGAGTTTCGGGATTTTAATATCCTTACCGTTGATAATCTGAATGTCAGAGTTTGAGTGGTAAAGGTCATCACAAGTAAGGGCTTGACCGTACAATTCTCTTAAAACATTACTGAAAATAGTTGCGTATTCTAATACTGCCATAATTATTTACCTCTTTTCTTACTTTTTCGATTTGATGCCGAAAATTCCTCTTAAGGCATCTTCTGTTAAATTTTTGTTGCCGTTGCCGTCACCGCCGATTTTCTGAACACCGCCAGCGTTTTCGCTTGCTTTTGCTTTGAGTGCAGGAATATCGTCAAGCACTTTCTTAACCGCCTCGGTCAGCTTTTCTGTGTTGATTTTGCCGTCTGTTATAACAGCCGAAAAGTCCGCCATTTTAAGCACATACGGCACGCTTGTTACGTCAACGCCCTGTTTTACGGCTTCGAGGGTTGCTGACTGATTGACTTCTGCCGTGAGCTTTGCGTTGTTTGCGGATTCAACTTCCGACTGAATTTTCGCAATGTCGGGTGTGTTCTTGGCTTTCTGCTCCTTAAAAGCACCGATTGCCTGTTTCATCTCATCTGCTGACAATCCTTGCTCTTTGAAGTATGACTTTAAAACCGTGTCCTCTGTCACGCTCTGCTTGCCTGTAATAAGGCTTGCGAGCTTGTCATAGTCAAATGCAGGTGCAGGGTTGCCCTGCGGTGTCGGCTGTGTTTCGTTGGGGGTAGGTGTTGGGTTATTTTCTGCCATATTTTATCAATCCTTTCAGTTATCGGGTGTCTCCCGTAATCAGTTTATAGAGTGTCTCTCTGTTTCAGTTTTGCTCGGTGTCTCCCGTAGTTTAGCGTCTTCGGACAATAAAAAAGCACCTGTGCAGTCACTCACAAGTGCGTTTTAAGCTGTTTTTGTTGTCTTTCTTTTCGGCTTTTCCGTAGCGTTTGGCTTATTTTCCGTAACGTTGGACTTAACCTCTGTCGCAAAACCACCGTCAATGAGTTCCTTTGCTCTCTGCTCGGAGCATTCAAAGACTTCATTAATCGGTCTGTTAATAAACCCCTCGGTTTTATCGTTGAACGATGTAATTACTCTTACTTTCATTTTGTCACCGCCTTTCTGATTTTTGGTATTAAAAAAAGCACTCAATCCGATTGATTAAGTGCTTTTTAAAGTAACACGAATACGGTCGCATTCTTCGGTTGAGTTATCGGGGTTGAAAAGTTTTGATATTTCCCACCCGTCATCTCTTGGAAGATATGCGACTGTTTTCTTTTTTACGGAATTGCCGTTTATTTCAAGAATGTTTTTATCAAAATCAATATGTATCGATCTAATATTCATAAAATCACCTACTTTAGTGCATAACAAAACCGCTCTTGTTACGGAGCGGTTAGATTATTATGCGGGAATATATTCCGATTTTGGAGGAATTTTATCTTCTTTTTTCTTAGCGGAATTATATTTTTCCATTAACTGCTTTTCCATTTCCTTTATTTCATCAACATTTTTAGTGTCAAGATTTCCAAAAGAATATTTCTTTTTGCTCATATAAATACCTCCTAATATTTGTTTATACCGAATTTCTCGGAATTTTTCAAAAAAGATTTTACGATAAGTAAATCAACATCGGGGCTATATCCCCCAAATGTATCTTTAATATCCATAAGTTTTTCTATTGCTTTTGTGTACGAATAACTGTCTGACTTAAATAGTATATGTACTTCACCTGTATTTGATACAACAGACATTGCACCTATTGAATCATTGCATAAAAACACACCTAAATCAGAGTAAGAAAAAGTCTGTGTACTCGGATGATTATGTGCTAAAAACAGCGATTTATCCTCAGAACTATTAGACATTGCGTAAGCAATAGGATTTTTAAAAATATTTACTTCATGCTCAGAACCATTCCGATATGCTCTTTCACCGCTATTTAAATTGAAAAGGTAAGCAACTTCATTGCTGTTATTGCTATTTTTAGACCGTGTCAATAACTCTTTATGTATTTCATCAATCAAAGAATTTTGATTTTTTGAATATTTCGGAACGGCGGATTTTGAAATCTTACTAAGTGCAACATCAGTAATATAAATCTTATGATCACGCTTTTTCGCTTGTTCCAAATCCAACACACCTTCTGATTTCATTATAACAGCTTTTTGAGATTTTGCAACAGCTTTAGGCGAAATATCTTCTGCGTTTTTAACCTTTTCCGCCAACTTATCCGCCCTGTCGTGCCACTCGTCTGCTCTTGCTTTAGCAAACTTCTTGTTATCCTCGTCAAGGCTGTATTTTGCCCTGCGGTCAAAGCGTTCGGCTTGCTTTTCTGCGTGCTGTTGCTGTACTTCAAGTCCTCTTTGGCGGTCAAGCTCTGCAAGCTCGTCATCGGAGAGAGGTCCGCTCAAATCGTCAAGTTCTGGGTAGTGGGTGCTTGTGCTGTCTTTGCACCGTGGGTGGAAAAGTCCCTCCGCTATGGCGGTTGAAAGCAGCGGATAATCACCGTCCGATTTTTTGCCGTTTGAATACACATCATCAATAAACACCCTGCCTATATACTTTGCACAATCGGGGCAACCGCCCTGTCTTGAGTTTACCACAACAAGCGAAAGCCCGTACTTAGCTCTTTCTTCGCCCTCACCTCTTAGATAGGCTCTCTTGTTCGCCGTCTTGATTGCCATATCCGCATAGTCTGAAAGCGTGTGTCTTGCACCGTTTTTATACTCCACACAATTAAGCCCTGCGTTTAGCATATCCTTACAAGCCATATCAACTGCTTTTTCGTATGTGCCTGCACCGGTGTTTGCGTACACCTGAGCATTGAAGATTGCCTTGCTGTACTTGTCATTGCTCATACGCAGGACTGCCGTTTCCGCCCTCTTTAAATCGTCTGTGGTCGATTTTACAAGAGCATTGAGCTTACGGTTATTGACCTTAAAAAACTCGCCTGTGCTCGTTCCTGTGGGCATATTCGGTGTAAAGCCGTCCTTGATTGCCTCAAGTATTTTACACAACTATAAATAATTCAAAGTTCATAATTGCTTATTATTAACCGCTTATTAAAGTAACACGAATACGGTCGCATTCTTCGGTTGAGTTATTTGGGTTGAAAAGTTTTGATATTTCCCACCCGTCATCTCTTGGAAGATATGCGACTGTTTTCTTTTTTATCGGGAATCCGTTTATTTCAAGAATGTTTTTATCAAAATCAATATATATTGACCTTATATTCATTAAATCACCTACTTTCAGGCATAACAAAACCGCTCTTGTTACGGAGCGGTTAGATTATGCCATTATCTTCAAGAAATTGCTTTCTTTCTTTTTCCCTAAGTTTATTATAAAGTGCTTCGGCATCTTTTACTTCTTGGGGAGCATCTTCACGCAAAGTTACATCTAAACCATTTACCACAAGATACGGTTTAAACATATTCCAAAGAGATTTCTGTTCTTCTGTTTGCATTAATCTCATTGTATCAACCCCCTAAAAGTTGCTTAACTCTATACTCATCATAAACTTCATCCATAACTTTATCTCTTAAACAGTCAAAAGCATACTCGCTTATATCACTTATATTATAACCGCTTCTTATCAATTTTTCAACCTTTGGAGCGTAAATTTTATTAAGATAATCGCAATATGCGTTATAATCGGTAATTCCACCGAATTTTTGTTTGATACTCGGTTTCTTTGTCTTTAAGGCTTGTGTTGAGTTTTGCAATCTCGCTTTTAAGATTTTCGACATCTACGCCCTCAAACTCTTTAAGTGCTGTCTGTGCTGTTTCAAGCTGTGATTTGTAATTATCTCTTGCGGTTGTGATTTTTTCAACCTCTGCAACAGTCTTGTAATTTGCAAGCACCGCCTTGTCAAACTCTGCCTTTTCTCATCGGGAATCGTAATACCGATTTCAGAGAGAAGTGTGTGTATGTTCTTCATAATATAAATCCTTTCTGCATAGCTTGTATTCCGCTTTGCCTACGGTAGAAATTCAGCCGTATAAACCAACGGCGGGGTAAAATAAAAGCACCTATGCAATCAAATGCAAGGGTGCTTAACGCAGTAAATACGACCCTAACGGTGTTCCGCAGATTATACAGCCTTTTACAGCTCATTATTTAAGACATACTCACGCAACGAACTTGTTTTATGCTGGTTACGATGTACTTTATGTGCAACATCAGCTTGGCCACAGCAAGCCCGAAACAACGATGAACATATATACACATTTTGTTCAACAAAAGAAAAAGACTAATGTATCAAAACTTGATAGTTACCTTGCACAAAATGTAAGCTAAAAGTTTGTGCAGATTTTTTCGCAAAAATGCTCCGAGAAGCTTGATTTTTTCTCGGAGCATAATTTTTTGAGCCACCTGTTTGCAATTTTTTATACCTTTTTACATAGTTTTAAGTGTATAATAAAAAACAATAAACCGCACTAAAACACCTGAAAATGGCTTAATAGTGCGGTTTTTCTATGGTCGAGGTGACAGGACTTGAACCTGCGGCATCTTGGTCCCAAACCAAGCACTCTACCAAACTGAGCTACACCTCGAAATTATTTAATTTTTGTCGCCTCAACAAGTCAGCTTCATTATTATATAACATAAAATTTGATTTGTCAACAATTATTTTTAATTTTTTTGAAACTTTCGTGATTTTTATTTTTCTTTAATTGACATACGCTGTTATGGGGTATAAAATATGATTACACTGATTAAATATATTACTTTGAAGGGCGGTTTTATATGTCTGACAATACAAAATTAAAAATCTCAAACGGGTTGATCGAGGATAAATATTCTGTAAAAAGCAAGTTTGTCAACTTCTTTTTGCTTGCGATGTTTACGCTCTTTCCCCTATTTTACACGGATTACTACTATAATATAAGACGCGACAAATATTATTTTTTTCTTGTTGTCACTGCGGTGCTTGTTTTGATGATTGGCGCTGTTGCAATCACTAATTCCGATTCGCAAAGCGGAACAAAAGACAAAGCCGAATCCGTGCCTTGGTACAAAAAGTTATCGTTTACGGACTATGCATTTGGTGCATTCATTTTGGTATGCACCGTATCCACTGTTTTTTCTCAAGATCCTGCTGATGCTTTCTTGGGTCTTAGCGGAAGGAACAACGGTTTATTGCTGATGATTTTTTATGCGGTGGTTTATTTTTTAATTACCAGATTTTTTTGTTTTAAAAACTATGTCTTTGTTGCCCTTGCAGGTTGTTCAATTGCAATATATCTGCTTGATATTCTCAACTGTTTTTACATAGATCCGCTTGGAATGTTTGCAAGCCTTACAGATGAGCAGACAATCACAAACTTTACCTCCACAATTGGCAACAAAAACCTTATGTCAAGTTTTATCTGCGTTGTAATGCCTGTTACCATTGCCTTTTCTGTATTGAGCAACAAGCGCAACCACCGCATTATCTATTATATATCTTCAGCATTCGGCTATATGGCGCTGATGACAGCCGACAGCTATTCGGGCATTTTGGGACTTGGGGCAGTATTTGCCGTACTGCTTGTATGGTTTTCACGAAAGGTTGCAGGGCTTAATAGATTTTTCCTTGCAACAACAATTATGCTTTTGAGCGGAAAAGCACTTCGATTGTTTTCGTATTTTATGGGCGACAAATCAAAGGGAATTTCTGAATTTCAAAGTCTGCTTGTATATTCAAATGTAATATGGGCGGTAATAGCCGTATTTGCTGTTATTACTGCGCTTTTGTACCTTGCGGCTTATAGATTTCCATACAAAACCATGCCGATTGCTATACCTATTATAATAGGAAGTATTTTTGTTCTTTCTGTTTGTGCAATGTTTTTTGCGGTGTATTATTTCAGCGTGATAGACACAAAAACCGACCTCGGCTTTCTTAAAAGCTTTCTTCGATTCAATGACAGCTGGGGCACTCACCGTGGCTATATGTGGATAAGGTCTTTCTATATATTCGGAGATTTTTCTCTTTACAACAAACTTTTCGGATGCGGACCTGACACCTTTGCCACAGTGTTTGAACCGTATTTTGAGGGGCTTAAACATTACGGTGACAGCTCCACAAACTGTGCCCACAACGAATACATAAATTACCTTATTACTACGGGAATTTTCGGACTTGCTTCTTACCTTTCGATAATTTTCGGAGCGCTGAAAGGTGCGATTAAATCCGCAAGTAAAAATCCGATTGCAATTGCTTTTGCGGTATCTGTTATCAGCTATGCCGTGCAGGCTGTGGTAAACCTTGCTCAACCGATTACAACACCGCTTTTTATTATTTTTATTGCACTTTGCGAGGCAGTTGCCCGTAAGCAAAAAACAACTGAATAA